GAGAAAAGGAGAACAAAAGGTACTGACGGAACAGATGTAAGTACAACTTTAACTACGCAAGGAGATATTCTGTATCGAGATGGTTCAGGATTACAGCGTTTAGCAGCAGGAACAAATGGACAAGCATTAATTACAGGTGGTACAGGTGCTAACCCATCTTGGGGAACATTAGGTTCTGATGTAGTAAAACTTGCTGACATAAATCTATCAAGTGCAAGTTCTTCAGTATCAATAGACGGATATTTTACTTCAGATTATAAAATATATGAAGTAATAATACATCATTTAGAAGCTCCATCTTGGTTAAAAACTAGACTTAACATATCTGGTTCAGCAGATAGCACTAGCAGTTATTCAAATTTTAATGACTATGTAAAAGTAGGTGGCTCAAGTGGACACGGAAATTGGGGAACAAATAATGATACTGCTTGGTATGGGCCAACATACTGGTCAACAAGTGCTAGTCCCTATGGTTATTTTAGATGTATTATTGTAGACCCATTAAATACAAGCAGATACAAAATTATGTATATGCCAGAACAATACGAAATGCACAGCTCAACTATGTATATGTCTGATGGTGGTGGTCGTTTTGCAAAAAATGATGCGGTTTCAGGTATTACTTTCTTTGTAGAGAATGGTAGTAACTTTGTTTATTTTAAAGGTGCTATATATGGTTATAAACAATCAGTATAATAAGGAGAATAAATAATTATGACAAAAAAATATGTAATAAATCCAGAAAATCCAAATGGTGTAGAAATGGATATGACAGCAGAGGAAGAAAATCAAAGAACAAATGATTTAGAAACATCTGCTAATGAAAAATCTACAACGGAAAAAATGGAAGAAAAAGAAAATTTAAAAGCTAGTGCTAAAGCTAAACTTGTAGCAGGGGAAGCTCTGACACAAGAAGAAGCTGATACAATCGTTTTATAATATAATGAAAAAACTAAAACAAAAAATCTGCGAAATAATTTGTAGGATTTTTAACATTGTGCCTTGTATGTGCAAACATCAATGCAATTGTAAAAATCAAAACGAAAAAAATGGATAAGGATAATCTACAAATTGAAGTAGAAAGAATTAAAGGTGACATTAAGTTAATCCAATACTCCATCAAAACCATAGAAACTAATCACTTATCACATATTCAGAAATCAATAGCAAACATAAATAAGGTTTTGTGGACTGTTGGCGTATTAATTTTCACTCAATTAATAATGGTGGTTTCTGATGTCTTATTTTAATAAAATTCAAAAAACAACTGGGGTAGACACCGATGATGTGGACTACGACCCAAAGGACGAAAAAGACGAATAAATATATTCGTTGGTTTGCGTTTTTTATAACAATATTAGGTACGTATATCCTTACGAGTAACAACACAAATTTACAATGGATAGGTTGGACTATTTGTGGATTGTCTACTCTTATTTGGATTTATTGTGCTTATGTAGAAGATGATACTCCTCGTACTTTAATGGAATTAATGTATATGATATTATGTTTGAAAGGAGTTATATCTTGGTATGGCTAAAAAGAAAAATAATCTTTATGCTAAAGTAGAACACGAAAGTAAAGCAAAGTTTAAAAAAACAAGTATTGGACGTCGACCTAGCCCTAGTATGCAAAACAAATCAAAAAGAAGAATGACAAAAAAATATAGAGGACAAGGTAGATGAAAATAGCTTTGTTTATGATTATGTGTTCAGCACTTGCTAACGAGTGTATGCCACCACATAAACTAGGACAATACGATACTTTATATGAATGTTTAAATGCAGGATATACAGAAAGTTTAAATAAATCAAAAGAACTTGGTAAAGAAGAAGTTAACAAACACGAAATTTATTTAAAGTTTGTGTGTACCCCTGAAAAAGCAGAAGGAGTTAGTACTTAATGGCTATAAGAAATTATAAAAAAGAATATAAAAAGTTTCAAAGTTCTGCAAAATCTAAAAAAGATAGAGCAGGAAGAAATAGAGCTAGACGAAGATTAATGGCTTTGGGTGCTGTGTCTAAAGGAGATGGAAAAGACGTACACCACAGAGACAATAATCCTCAAAATAGTGCTAGAAATAATTTACAAGTAACAAGTAGAAAAAAGAATAGAGGAAAGTTGAGGGTTAACGCATAATGATTTGGAATGTATTAGGATTAGGAATTAAAACAGCAGCAAAATTATATTCAGATAAAAAAGCTACTGAGAGTGCTTTATCTGAAGCAAGACTTCTGCACGCAGAAAAAATGAAGCGTGGGGAGATAGAGTTTTCAGGTAAAGTTTTCGAACGTCAGAAGGGAGACTGGAAAGACGAATTCGTGCTGATTATTCTCTCCACGCCAATCATAATGTTAGCTTATTCTGTTTTTGCAGAAGACCCTGAGATAGAAAGAAAATTAGATTTATTTTTTACTAAACTAAACGAAATGCCTTATTGGCTAGTTGGACTTTGGATTTCCATAGTGGCGGCGATTTATGGAATAAAGGCAACTGATATAATAAAAACTAAAAAATGAAAAAAATTAATTTAAATGAGAATACTTCAGTTGGTCTTCCATTAAAAAATTTATTTAGTTTAATCGCAGCAATTGTAATTGGAAGTTATTTTGCCTTTGGAGTTTTAGAAAGGTTAAATAATTTAGAGACTGCTGATATACTTTTTAAAGAAGACCTCTTAAAACGGGCAGAACAAGAACCAAAAAATTTAGAAATGTTTATGTTAATTGAACATTTAGCAGGTCAAATAGAATCAATAGAAAAAGAAATAGAAGCTAGTAGATACAATAAAGTAAATATTGACCATTTAAAAGAACAAGTAGATACTATAACTAAACAAATAGATAAATTAAGGAACGGACACTAATGGTAGAAATAGTTTTTGCATTACTTATGTTTGTAGACAACGAAATAAAAGAACATAGAATACAAGAAAGTTTATCTAAATGTTTAGCAGGTAAAAGAGTTGCCGAAAGGCAATTAAAGACGAACTCGGCTGTTACTTATAAATGTATAAAAAGTAAAGCTGAAGTAGAAATATATCAGGGTCAAAAATCAATCAAAAAGCTAATCTTAGATTAGGCGTTGGAGAAAGGTAAATATGCCAAAAGGAAAAGGAACGTATGGGTCTAAAAAAGGTAGACCACCAAAGAAACCTAGTAAGCCAATGAAACCTAAAAAAGGTAATAAGTAATGGCTAAACGAGGTTTATACGCAAACATACACGCTAAACGTGCTAGAATAAAAGCAGGTTCAGGTGAACGTATGAGAAAAGCAGGTAGTAAAGGTGCACCAACGGCTGCAAACTTTAGACGTGCTGCTAAAACTGCAAAGAAAAAATAATGGTCGCTAAAAAATATCAAAACCCTAAAGGTGGATTAAACGAACGGGGTCGAAAATATTTTAAGCGAAAAGAAGGTGCTAATCTTAAACGTCCACAAAAATCAGGGACAGATGGTCGTAGGGTATCTTTCGCTGCACGTTTCGCAGGAATGAAAGGTGGAATGAAAGATAGTAAAGGAAGACCTACAAGATTAGCCCTAGCATTAAAAGCGTGGGGCTTCGGTTCTAAAGAAGCTGCTAGAAACTTTGCTAATAGAAATAAATTAAAAGCATAAACAATGGTATTAAGAAATAACAAATTATCAGAACTACACGACAAACTTACAGAAAAATTATTAGAAAAAGTCAATGACCCTGAATGTAAGTCTAGTGACCTAAATGTTGCAAGACAATTTCTGAAAGATAACAATGTAGATAATATACCAGTAGAAGATAGTCCATTAGCCGAATTGGCTAAAAAATTGCCATTTAAAGAGCAATCTCTAAAGGACGCTACTGATGAAGCAAAGAGCTTCAAATCGTAAAAATAAGGTACTCTATGACCGAAATACACCCTGTTTTAAGGGACTTTAGGAACTTCTTGTTTCTGACTTGGAAACATTTGAACTTACCTTCACCAACACCAGTACAATACGACATAGCTGACTATATGCAAGATAGTCCTCGTAGATGTGTTATTCAAGCATTTAGAGGAGTAGGCAAGAGTTGGATATGTAGTGCCTTTGTATGTTGGAAACTATTGAACAACCCCGACTTAAAATTTCTAGTAGTCTCCGCTTCAAAGAATAGAGCAGATGACTTCTCTACATTTACAAAGAGATTAATTAATGAGATGGAGATACTAGAACACCTTGCCCCTAAAGAATACCAAAGGGGAAGTAATGTCTCCTTTGATGTTGCTTTAGCAAAACCCTCACACGCACCCTCAGTTAAATCTGTTGGTATTACAGGGCAGCTAACGGGCAGTAGAGCTGATTTCATTATTAGTGATGACTGCGAGAGTTTGAACAACAGCTTAACTCAAAGTATGAGAGACAAACTATCGGAGAATATAAAAGAGTTTGAAGCCGTTCTATCGCCGAACGGAAACATTATGTTCTTAGGTACTCCACAATCCGAAATGAGTATCTACAATGAATTAGGGGTTAGAGGTTACAAAACTAGAATATGGACTGCAAGACGTCCTGAACAAAGTAAGTTAATTAAGTATAATAATAATTTAGCTGATTTTGTTATCTCTAATACAGAAAGGTCAGGCGACCCGATAGACCCTCAAAGATTTACAGATATGGATTTAAAAGAACGAGAAGCGTCTTATGGA